AAAAAAGTAGGAATGGCAGTTGCTCAAGGACGAGTTGATGCCTACAATAAAAAGAGAGAAGTAAAGCAATCTATTGATGATAAAGCAAGAGAACTAAAGATTTCAGCAAAACGTGGTATCAAGAATCTGGCACAGAAGGTTGTCAGTCGCATGAGTGAAGAGATTGTTGATGAAGCAGAAAAACCTTATCCTTATGGTAAGGTAGGTGATAAACTTCGCAAAGTTGCAGGTGAACGTGATGCTGAAACCGATCTAAAGAAGAAAAATAAACTTGCATCCCGATTCTCTAAAATTAAGGGAGAGTATGATCTTCCCGAAGCAGTCTATGGTGGAACTCAACGTCGCCAAGACAAGGAAACCGGTATTACTGAAGGGAAGAAGCAACTTCCAATGGTAAAGATGTTCCGTAAGGCAGGTAATCTTGGACGTGATGGAAGTCCAGAGGCAATGGAACGTTCCAAGAAAATCACTGGTGTGATGAACAAAAACGCTGAACGGCGTGCTGCTCATCGTGAAAGAGATGATGCTGCCAAGGATGCCAAGGCAGCAAAGAAAATGAAAAAAGAAGAGGTTGAAAATATCGAAGAACTTCACAAGGGTAAGCACGGTCAATCTGACAAAGAGTATGCTGACTCCCGCTCCCAAGGTGGTAAGATGGTTTCTGGCGACTCCAAGATGAGTGGTGCAGAATACACCCACGGTCGTAGAGTCAAGGCAGCAAACCCTGGTATGCAACCTGATGTAGGTGGCAAGACCAAACCCAAATCACAGGGCAAGATGGATAAAGGCACCCGTGCCGATCTCCAGTATCGCAAGGCAAACATGAGAAAAGAAGAGGCATCAATGTCTCCTCAAGAATTGCAACTCCAAAAGAGAAAGGCAATGGTTGATAGAATGATTGCTCAGAAAAGACAACAGAGTTTGAACAAAGCAAAAAAGACTGAACCACCCGCGAAAGCAATGGGTGAAGCAACCGAAGATTCTCTAAGAGATCGCCGCATGGAGCGTGGTGGTGTAGATGGTAATGTTAGATATGACAGAGCACCTAAACCTGCCAACACTGCTGGTAAAAAGAAACCCTATGATGGTATGTCTGCACTTGAGAAAGTAAAGGCAAGCATCCGTGCCAAGCATGGTCAGGGTGCAATCATGGATACTAAGAAGAAGTAATGCCTGCCGTATCTAAGGCACAGCAAAGGTTTATGGGTATGGTTTATGCCACCAAAAAAGGTGACATGACCAACCCTTCACCTGAGGTTGCTAAGGCAGCAGCATCAATGAAGAAGAGTGATGCGAAAGACTTTGCTTCTACTAAGCATAAAAAGTTACCTGAGAAAAAGAAAAAATCATTAAAAGAATTTTTAGAGAATATATAGTATTAACAACTGAGGTTTACTATGCTTACTTTTTTACTTCCACTAGCAGCAAAGATTGTTAAAGATGCTGTCGCAAACATTCCCGAAAATGAAGAACTGGGTGAGAAGATGGTTGAGATCTGTCTTGTTATTCTTGCTAAGGCAGTTAAGCTGACCAAGACTGATATGGACGATCAACTTTTAGAGGTTGTAACAAAAGCAATTGCTGCCCGTGAGGGTGAGTAATTTTATAAATATCTTATAGCAAATAAATTAAACGAGAGAGAAACATGGCACTCTGGGGCAATAATGATAATGTAGATTCTACCGGTACCATTGTGTCGGTAAATTATACTACTGGTGAGGTAATTGGATCCGGAACTACTTTTGGTGACGCTACTGTAGGTTCCGCAAAAACTGGTGACATCATCCATTTTGGATATCATGATGCCACTGGGGCAGGATCAACTTATTATGGTGCTGCTGTAATCGTTGGTATTGCAAGCACCACCGTTCTCACCATTGGTTCGACAATGAACCTCAGTGGCGCTGCTATTGGTAGTACTTCCTTCACGGCAAGTGAGGCACCAAAATCATTCGTACTGAATTCTGCTTACAGTCAGAACACTGGTGTTGGTGGAACCACCGATAAGTTTGTCTATGGTATCTCCACATCTGGATCTCAAAACGCAGCACAAACCCAGTTTGAAACTGGTGTTGGTTGGGTTGGAATCACCACTTACAATGACACTGATGGCAACTTCAGAGTCAAGAAAGAAATTCTTGTCGCAATGTCTGGCATCAGCACTGGCAACCGCCCTGCTTTCCCTGATCAGAAATAATTTATAATATGATATTTCATGAATTGAATGAGGATAATTTTCTCCTCTTTGCTATTAAAAATTATGAAAATCCCCAAGCAGTAACAAAAGATGATTTTGACCGGGATTTAAATCACTTCAAGTATATCAAAAGACTTTTGAAGAGATATAAAAATACCGGTCAATTAAAAACTCATCTTCTTTTAAATCATTTTATTATTCTTTATAATATTTTTGGTGAAGCAACAACTGCTATGTTGTTCTTTAAAATTGAGAGTGAACTTTGGTCTGCTATGAAAAGTTTTATTATTTTTCTTGGTAGGTTTCCTGAGTATCCTAAATCTAGTATTCATGATATTCAAGTCGATATGAATTGTTTATCCGAACTCTATAAAATCTACAATGAAAAGCAATCCTCTTGATAAAATAATACAAATAATTCGTGAGGAAGTACCTCCTACCAATAATATAGGTGGAGGTAAGATTGCAGGTTCTGTGGAGGCGGGTGACGATCCTCCAGTAAGATTGAAGAAGAAAAAAAAATATATCTATATGAAGGGTGTAAGGAAAATCTGGAAACCTGACAATGGATAATTTGAAAGTAGCTGTTCTAGAAGAAAGACTTGGTAATTTTGAGGCATTAGTTACGAGACTTGATTCTGCAATTGAAAAAATTGCTGAAGTAAATAATAACGTGAGTAGGATGCTTGCGGTACATGAAGAAAAAATTTCTAAACAAGAAGAGATTGACTCGGTGTTGTTTGATAAAATCGACAAACTCCGTGATAAAATGGACAGCGATCATGACAGTGTTACTAAACGATTATCATTATTGGAACGGAAACTTTGGATTGGCATCGGAGCACTGGGAGGAATTCTAATTCTGACCAACCCACAGGCAATCAAAACTCTTAGACCATTGATTTCTTCCGCAGAAAGTGCTATAGTATCACCAGCGGTTGCCTTTGTGAATGAATCATATTGATTCAAAATTTATTAATCTTGTATCTTCAAAACTGCAGAAGTTTAAAAGAGTAAAATCAGATCTGTATAACTTTCGTTGTCCCATCTGTGGAGATTCAAAGAAGAACAAATCAAAGACCAGAGGGTATCTATATTCTGTGAAAGCAGATGTAAACTTTAGATGTCATAATTGTGGTGCTTCAATGACGTTCAGTGGTTTTTTAAAACAACTGGACCCGATTGTTCATAAACAATACGTTTTTGAAAGATTTAAACAAGGAACAACTGGTAGAGCAACTGTAGTAGAGGAACCAAAGTTTCACTTTGAAGCACCAAAGTTTAGGAAGAAGATTGATCTTCCAAAAGCATCAGAGAATCCTAGTGCAGATGAATATCTTACTGCTAGAAAAATCAACTCAAATGATTTTTACTATGCAGAAAATTTTAAGAAATTTGTAAATACACTCAAACCAACTTTTGATGATACAAAGCATGATGAAGAGAGGATAATTATTCCACTTTATTATGAAAAGAACTTAATTGGATTGCAGGGTAGATCTCTAGGTCCAAGCAAGGTTAAATATATCACGGTAATGCTAAATGACGATGCCCCAAAAATCTACGGACTTGACAACATCAGAAAGGATGCTCCAGTCTATATCACAGAAGGACCTTTCGACAGCACGTTTATTCGCAACTCGATTGCTATGTGCGGAGCTGATGCTGATATTGATCGTTGGGGGATCAGCAATGCTATTTGGATCTATGATAATGAACCAAGGAACAGTGAAATCGTCAGGCGTATTGGGAACACAATCGATAGTGGCCACTCCGTAGTTATTTGGCCTTCAAACATAGATGAAAAAGACATAAACGATATGGTTATGTCTGGACTGGATGTCCAGTCCGTGATAGAATCAAATACATATACTGGACTAGAAGCACACCTTAAATTCACCACTTGGAAAAAGATATGAGCAACGGCACCAAAGTTAAAAAGAGAGATGGAAGAGTTGAGTCTCTTGACCTTGATAAGATGCATCTCATGGTTGAAGAGGCATGTACGGGTCTTGCAGGTGTGTCTGCAAGTCAAGTTGAGATGAAGTCTGGTATTCAGTTTTATGATGGAATTACTACTGGAGAAATCCAAGAAATATTGATTAAGTCTGCAAGTGACTTAATTGATTTGGACCATCCAAATTATCAGTTTGTTGCTGCAAGACTTCTTTTGTTTTCTGTGAGAAAGAGTCTCTATGGAAAGATGAAGGAGATGCCTAAACTTGAAGATCATATCCTCAGTTGCACCAATATTGATGTGTACGATAAAGAAATCTTCGACAAATATAGTAAAGATGAGATTGGTAAAGCAAATAATTTTATTGATCATGATCGTGACTTCTTATTCACTTATGCTGGTCTAAGGCAGGTTGTAGATAAATACCTAGTACAGGATAGAAGCACAAGTGGAGTGTATGAAACTCCACAGTTCATGTATATCATGATTGCTTTGACTATTTTCGCGCAGTATCCAAAAGATACACGCATGTCATACGTTAAAAGGTATTATGATGCAATCAGCAAACACAGACTCAACATCCCAACACCGATCATGGCAGGGGTGCGAACTCCATTGCGTCAGTTTGCGAGTTGTGTTCTCGTTGATGTTGATGACACCCTCGATTCTATCTTTAGCAGTGACATGGCTATTGGTAAATATGTTGCACAACGTGCAGGAATCGGCATCAACGCAGGTCGAATCCGTGGCATCAACGCTAAAATCAGAGGTGGAGAGGTACAACACACAGGCGTGGTCCCCTTCCTTAAAAAGTTTGAATCAACTGTACGATGCTGCACACAAAACGGCATCAGAGGTGGTTCTGCTACAGTTCACTTTCCTATCTGGCACCAAGAAATAGAGGACATTATTGTTCTCAAGAACAACAAAGGTACAGAAGACAATCGGGTACGCAAACTTGACTACTCAATCCAAATTTCAAAACTTTTCTACGAACGTTTCATTGCAGATGGGGAGATTAGCCTCTTCTCACCGCATGACGTACCAGGTTTGTATGATGCTTTTGGTACTGACAGGTTCGATGATTTATATGTGGGGTTTGAACGAGATGAGTCTGTTCCAAGAAAGACTATCGGCGCACAAGAATTAATTCTGAATATCCTAAAGGAGAGAGCAGAGACTGGTCGTTTGTATATCATGAACATCGATCATTGTAATAGTCACTCTTCCTTTAAGGATAAGGTGAATATGAGTAACCTATGCCAGGAGATCACACTTCCTACAGATCCAATCAATCATATTGATGATGAGTGTGGTGAAATTGCATTGTGTATTCTTTCTGCAATTAATGTTGGTAAGGTTAAGTCTGATGAAGAACTTGAGGATCTATGTGATTTGGCAGTCAGAGGATTGGAAGAACTCATTGACTATCAAGAGTACCCTGTAAAGGCAGCAGAGCGTGCCACAAAGGCACGTAGATCGCTTGGAGTAGGTTTTATTGGGTTGGCGCATTATCTTGCTAAGTTGGGTTATAACTATGACTCACAAGAGGCATGGGATGCTGTGCATGGTCTTTCAGAATCCTTTCAATATTACCTTTTGAAGTCTTCTAATGAACTTGCGAAAGAGAAAGGATGGTGTCATGATTTTGGTCGCACCAAGTATGCTGATGGAATTCTTCCAATTGATACATATAAGAATGATGTTGATGAAGTTTCTTCTCAGGAGTTAGTGCATGATTGGGAGAATCTTCGCGCATCTATCTCCACCCATGGACTTAGGCACTCAACACTGTCTGCTCAAATGCCATCAGAGAGCAGTTCCGTTGTGTCAAACGCAACCAATGGAATCGAACCACCTAGAGACTATTTGTCCATTAAGAAGAGCAAAAAGGGACCACTCAAACAGATTGTTCCTCAATATGGATCTCTTAAAAACAATTACACTCTACTTTGGGATATGGAGTCCAATCGTGGTTATATTAATGTTGTTGCTGTGATGCAGAAATTCTTTGACCAAGCAATTTCTGGCAACTGGAGTTACAATCCAGAAAACTATCCTGATAATGAAGTCCCAGTGTCCACCATGGCACAAGACTTTTTAACTACATATAAGTACGGTTGGAAAACTTCTTACTACCAAAACACTCACGACATGAAAAATGATGAAGTAGAAGAAGACAAATCTACATTAGATAATTTGTTAAACGAGTTAGAACAATCCGAGGAGGGAGAGTGTGAATCCTGTGCAGTTTAAGGTTTCGTCAGTGGAAAATGTGAAAAAGGAAATTAGAGGCATGACCGTCTTTAATACAGAACAAGTAAATACTAAAAAGCAACCGATGTTTTTTGGTAAACCTTTGGGTATCCAAAGATATGATTCATACAAATATCCTGTATTTGATAAACTTACCACACAACAATTAGGATACTTCTGGAGACCTGAAGAGGTTTCTTTGCAGAGGGATCGTGGTGATTATCAATTACTTCGTCCAGAACAAAAGCACATTTATACTTCTAATCTGAAGTATCAAATCATGCTTGACTCCATTCAGGGTCGTGGTCCTGGTATGGCATTTATTCCTTACTGCTCCTTACCTGAACTAGAAGCATGTATGGAGGTCTGGGGGTTCATGGAGATGATCCATAGTCGATCATACACATATATCATCAAGAACGTCTACAGCGACCCCTCAGAGGTCTTTGATAAGATTGTGACGGACAAACGCATCTTGGAACGTGCCAGTAGTGTTACTGAAGCCTATGATGATTTCATTGGTAGTGCTCATCAGTATGACAACTCTAATGATTGGCAACATGCATTGGAACAAGTTCCTACAGCATTAGAAGGAAAGTATGAACTCAAAAGAAAACTCTACAGAGCCGTGGCAAACGTCAACATTCTGGAAGGTATACGGTTCTATGTCTCCTTTGCTTGCTCGTTTGCGTTTGGTGAACTCAAGCTTATGGAAGGATCCGCTAAAATCATCTCTCTTATCGCACGAGATGAAAATCAGCATCTTGCAATTACTCAAAATATCCTCAACAAGTGGAAAGCAGGGGACGACCCCGAAATGAAGCAGATCATGAAGGAAGAGGAAGAGTGGACTTATAAGGCATTTGATCGTGCTGTGAATGAAGAGAAACGTTGGGCAGACTATCTGTTCAAGGATGGATCTATGATTGGTCTGAACGATAAACTACTTCAACAGTATGTTGAGTGGATTGCCAATCGCCGTCTCAAGGCAATTGGTCTAAGACCTCAGTATGACATTGCAGCAAGCAACAACCCATTACCTTGGACACAGCACTGGATCTCTTCTAAGGGTCTTCAGGTGGCACCACAGGAGACTGAGGTGGAGTCCTATGTGGTTGGTGGAATCAAGCAAGATGTGAAAAAGGACACATTCATTGGTTTCCAACTTTGAAATGTGCTTAAATAGGGAAAGAAACTTTGTGAGTAATCATGCCTAAGAATGAATTGAAGAAAGATGAATTCAAAGTCAGAGTTCTCAAACTTAAAGATGAACTTGGGAATGAACCTTATAGTCAAAGAATTACTCACATAGCAGATAAATACCTGAATAAGGTATTGGACATTATTGATGAGTACAGATATTGACTATGAAAACCCTTGGTTCTATAATGGTAAACCTTTTACCAGCGATGATATTGGGGAGCACTTTGGTTTTGTTTACCTTATTGCCAATAAGTCCAACCACAGAAAATACATCGGAAGGAAGTATTTGTGGCAGTTTAGAACGCCAAAAGGAAAAAAGAGAAAAGTAAAATCGGAATCTGATTGGAAAAACTATTATGGGTCTTGTCCGGAACTTAAAGAAGACATTGAACTATTGGGTAGACAAAATTTTAGTAGAACTATCTTGTCTTTACATAAAACAGGTGGCAAAACAAACTTTGAAGAAACAAGACAACTCTTCATCCACGGAGTCCTCACTGAATCACTTGACACAGGAGGACCTGCCTACTACAATAGTAACATCCTCAGCAGGTACTTCCGAAAAGACTATTATGATGGAGACTGAAGAAATTGTATCAGAAGTTCGTGAATGGGCAATTGGTAAAGTCCAAGAATACAA